GTGGTCCCCAGGGCCAGGCTGGAGGTGCCCGCACCTATCGCCGTCCGGGCGGCAGCGGCGCTGGCAGCGGTCAGCACGGAGCGCCCCGTGGTGGTGGCGTCACTGATCTGCGCTGCCGTGTGCGTGTGAGCGTCCGGCGGGAACGTGGCCGGGCGTCCGGTCACCTGCGTCCAGTCGTGAGTGTGAGCCTCCGGCGGGTACGCGGCGGGCCTGTCCGTCACCTCCGTCCAGGGGTGCGTGTGAGCGGACGGGGGCATGGTGGCGGGCACGCCGTCCAGGTCCGCCCACGGGTGCCGGTGAGCAGACGGCGGGAACGTGGTGGGCTTGCTCGTCACCTGGGACCAGGTGGGCGCATAGTTGCCAGCCTTGGCCGTGGTGGACGTGGTGCCAATCGCCAGGTTTGACGTGCCCGCCCCGATAGCGGCGCGAGCTGCAGCAGCGTCCGCAGCGGTCACCACGGACCGGCCCACGGCGGTGCTGTCACTGATCTGCGCCACGGGGTGCGTGTGCGCCTCCGGCGGGTACGCGGCAGGCTTGCCCACCAGGGAGTCCCAGGTGACCGCAGCCTGCTGCGCCGTGGCCAGCACCAGCAGCTCCTGCCCCAGGGAGTCAGTAGCGGCCACCACCACCTCCTGGCCCGGGGTCAGCCCGGACACCATGGACGGCAGCGGGCCCACCGGCTCATCCCCAGCCCGCGCCGGGATGGTCACCCAGACGGACCCCGTGCTCAGTACCTCTACCACGTAGCCACGCCACATAGTCACAGCCCTCCCAGACTCAGTACGCCGGGCGGCATCCAGCCGCCAGAGTGTCTGCGCTCCAGCTCCCACGGGGTCAGGTACAGCGCCTCCCCGTCAGACTCTATGACCCCCGCCGGACCGGCGGAGACACCAGGACGCGCACCGTCCACCAGGACGACGGCACCCCGGCACAGGTGCGAGACGCGCCGCCCGTACCGGCGGACCACCTCCAGCAGCTGGGCATCCTCAGACGGCAGATACACGTCATGCGCGTCAGCGACCGGGGCCAGCGCCTCCGCCAGCTCCAGGTCCCCCTCCGCGTCCGCGTCCTGCAGTCCCAGGTAGTCCACCAGCTCCAGCAGGTCCGCGACGATGAGCCCACCCCACACACTCATGGCATCCTCCTGGGCCTGGCGTACCCCACTAGGCCACGCTTGGACACGGCGCTGATCTTGGTGCGCCCGTAGTTCTGATGGACGCAGTACAGGCTGGAGCCCCGGTCCTCCAGGACGATGCCCGTGTGGCCGTACCCGCCACCCCAGGACCCATTCCAGCTGACAATGTCCCCTACGCGGGCGCGAGCTGACGGACCCACCCAGGTGTAGGACCCGGCACGCACAGCATTGCGGGCCACGTCCTTACCGTTGCCCCGGAACGATGACCCCCGGATGACCTCCGCATTGTACTTTTTGGGCAGGTCCACACACTGGGCCCCGTACCCACCGTCATAGTCATAGCTGCCACCGTTCACCCGCTTGGCCCACGACAGGATGCGAGCGTTTCCAGTGACCCCGCCGGTGGACCCACCACCCCGGGCCCCGCCCCCGGAGCCGGACCGGCTGGCATTCTTTTTGGCCTCCGGCGTGCGGGGGTCAGCCTTGTCCGGGTCCACCGCACGGACGCAGCGGACCTCTGCGGCGGCCTCCCGGTCCAGAGGAATGTCCACGGACTCCACCAGCCACACCCCGGACATGGGGGTGCCGGACACGCTGCGCCCGTTCAGGATGACCTTGTCCCCAGGCCGGACCGCCCAGCGGTTGTGAGCGATCACGGACAGCTCCAGCGTCTCCGGGCCCCCCGTGTTGGACCAGACGGGAATCTGCGCAATGCCAGAGCTGATGGACTCCCACCCGTTCCAGGTGAACCTCCAGGTACGGCCACCCCATGCGGTCTTGGCCAGCCAGGACGGGCGCGCTAGGACCAGGTTGGGCCCGTACTCAAACAGCCACGCGCCGCCCACCTCTGCACCCTCCACCATTAGGTCCCAGGTGGACGGGCGCTGGTCCCCCTCCGGCTTGTCCCGGATGAATAGCTGCCGTCCCAGGTTGGGCTGGATGACGGCATTCATCTTGGCCTCACGGGCGCGCGAGCGGACCCAGGCGGAAATGTCCTGGGTGCCCCAGGACTTGGCCCCGGTCTGGGCGCGCAGCCTCTCCACGTACCGGGACGGGGCCACTATCTCCAGGGTGGGCCCGGCGTCCCCGGCACCCACGGACCAGCCCGTCACGGCCATGGTCCACCCGTTCATGGTCACCACGGAGCCCTTGCGCAGCAGGCCCCGCCGGTGCAGCGCCGCGTCCAGGGAGTCCTGGATGGTCAGCTGCAGCTCCGTCACCTCCGTGGTGGACGCCTTGAGTGATCCGCCGATGACGCGGGCACCCAGGTACTCACTCAGCCCACGGCCAGACAGGCGGACGGCGTCAATGCCTCCGGCCTGCTGGTACAGGGGGCGGACCCCCAGCAGTTTAGTCATTTACGCGGCACCTTCAACTTCATTCCCACGCGCAGGGTATTCGGATTCTTGATAGTGCTCTTGTTGACGTTATAGATTTCGCGCCAGCGGTCACCACGCCCCAGCAGCTTGGCAGCGATTTTCCACAGGCTGTCCCCAGACCGGACCACGTACGTCCGCGCCGTGGCCTTGGAGCTGGAGCTGGCCGCCGGTTTGGCGGATTTTTTCGGCACGGCCTTTTTCTTGGTGGTGGCCACCGGGTCACCCACGTACTCCTGCAGCTCCCACTCCACCTCCGCGCGCGTGGCCCTGTTCTGCGGGGTCCGGTGCGTGATGGTCACCGTGCAGCCCACCGCCACCCACCAGGTGGTCTGCTCAAAGCTGGACGCCGCCCCGCTGATCCTGAAACGCGCGCCAGCTCGCGCCGGGTACAGGGCGGCCCGCAGGTCCCCCTCGCAATTCCAGTCCCGGCTGGCGTAGCGGTTGCCCACCACCTGGGTGAATGACAGTGTTTTGGGCCCGGGGCCCACGCGGCGGGTGATCGGTTTACGGCCCTTGCGCTACACCTGCGCCAGCTGCGCAAGCTCCCCGTACCGGACAGTGGTGGGCAGCCGGTCCACGCGGATGGTCTTGCCGGAGGCCAGCACGAAATAGAGCGGGTGCGTGCTCCGATTGGTTGCCTGCACGTACACGGTCACCTTACTAGCCACGGTAGCGCCTCCTGGCCTGCTCTGCCTGGGCCTCCCGCACGGCGGTGCGGACCACGGCCTTGATCTGTGCTACGTCCACGCCAGACGCACCCCGGGCGTCCACCATCACGGTCACGGAGCCACCGGCCCCGCCGGTCAGCACGGACACCGGATCAGCCCCGGCACCGGCGGACGTGGTGCCAGACGCCCCCTTGCGGTGGGACGCCGCCCAGTTGGCCGCCTGGATAGCCTGCGGGCCAATGGCCCGGGTCAGCTCCGGCACCAGCACGGACTCACCCCGGGACAGCATGGCGGGCACCGTGTCCCGGCCCGGCGCGTACCCGGCGAGCGCGCCACCAGCCGCCGCCAGGGTCCCGCCACCGGCCAGCCCCACGACTCCGCCACCGGCGTGCGGGATGCCCAGCCAGTCCTGGACCCCGCCCAGCGGATTGGATTGAAAGTCCCGGATGCCGTTCACCACGCCGCCGATGACGTCACCCAGGCCCCGGAACGCTCCGGCCACGTTTTCGATGAGCGGCTGCAGGTTGGATGCCACCCAGCCGACGAATCCCGAGAACGTACCCAGGACCCGCTCCACGATGGGCATGAGCGCGGACAGCGCGCCACCCAGGACTGCGGACAGCAGCTGCGCCACGGCGGACACCAGCGGCATGAGCGGGCGCAGCACGGCAGCGATCAGCGTCCCCAGCACGCCGATGAGCTGGGCCACCGGCGGGATGATGGGCATGACCGCCCCGAGCAGGGACCCCAGGATGGGGACCACGGCCCCCAGCAGCTGCGCGAATGGCGGCAGCACGGCGCTGATAAGGGTGGTCAGCACGGGCACCAGGGCCCCCAGCAGCTGGCCCACGACGGGGACCAGGGCGGCCAGGATATTGCCCAGCAGCGGGGCCACCTGAGAGAACACGCTGACCAGGATTGGCATGAGCGTGGTGGCCAGGTTGGACACCACCGGCACCAGGGTGCCCAGCAGCTGCGTGGCCAGCCCGGTGACCATGGGCAGCAGCCCGGACACGGCGGTGCGGAATTGCTCACTGGAGCTGTAGGCAGCGATCAGCAGCCCGCCGATGATGCCCACCGGCCCCAGCAGGAACCGGAGCGCGCCGCCCATGGTGGAGAGCAGGGGGGCAAAGCGCCCGATGAGCCCGCCCAGCATGACCAGGGGGCCACCCAGTTTCTGCACCAGCCCAATGATGCCCAGCAGGCCAGCGCCCCCCAGGATCACGCCCCAGTTAATGTCCATGGCCCGCACCCGGTTGATAGCCACGGCGATAGCCTCAAAGAATGCCGGGATGCCGGAGACGCCGTCCTGCTCCGTCCAGCCGCCCTTGATGGTGTTGACAAACACGTTCCAGGACTGCAGGGCGGTGTCAATCGCGGCGGTCAGGCCGGGCCCCAGACCCAGGGCCTTGGCCACGTCACCCGTGACCGCTCCACCGGCCATGAGCTCCTGGGCTTTCTGCACCCGGGTCAGGAATCCGCTAATGGGCGTCAGCATGTTCAGGACTGCCAGGCGGCCCCGGGTGAATGCGGGCTCCAGGATGCCACCCACCTGGGCGGCCAGGTTAGTGGTAGCGGCGCTGAGTCGTTTCTGGACGTTAGCGGCGCTGTCCTGCTCGCGCAGAAAGTCGCCCTGGGCGTCAGTGGTCTGCGCCAGGATGACCTTGTGGGCAGCCAGGATTTTCTGCTGCGGGGTGAGCGCGTCCTTGGTCGTGCTGATGAGCCCCATTTTCAGGGCCTGATTTTTCAGCGTCATGTCATCCAGCATGACGCCGTACTTGCGCGCCGGTTCCGCCTCCCCGCGCAGGGCAGACCCAATCGCCTCGATAGCCTCCTCTGGGGACCCGCCCTTGAACGATGACAGGTCACCCGCCAGGGTGGTCAGCTCAGTGGAGAATCCGGCCAGCTCCTTGCCGGTCAGCCCGGCGGCCTTGCCATAGGTGCCGAACATATTAGCGGCGTCGATGACCTGGGCCTGGGTCATGCCCAGTTGCTCCCCGGCACCGGCGGCCTGCGTGATGATGGTGTCCATGCTCTTGCCGAACACGACACCGGCGGCAGCTGTGGCGTCCTGGACCTCACTGAATTGGTTGACCAGCTCCACGGACCCACGGGCCACAGCACCGATGGACAGAGCGGCAGCGATACCGGCCAGCCCGCCCTTGAACTTGTCCGTCAGGCTGCTGGCCATTTTCTGCCCGGACTCCCGCCCGGCGCGCTCCGCAGCCCGGCGGACCTTGTCCCCGGCGGACCGCATGGACCCCTGGAGCGTCCCCCACGCTCGCGCAGCCCCCCGGGTGGCGCGCTCCGTGGCGCGCTGCATCCCCGTGGCCTCCGTGCCCACCCGCTTGGTGGACCCAGCGATCTGGGACGCGGCGGTCCGCTGCGCCCCGGATGCCCTCTTGGCGCTGGACTCCACCCGCTTGTTAGCCTGCTCCACCGCACCGGCGGCACGGGTGACAGGGGCGGAGACTTCATCCCGCATTTCAGCGGTGAATGTCACCGTCTCAGCCATGTCCAGCTCCTGTCATCCCGTGCCCACCGTCCTACCGTTTAGGCGTGGCCCGCTCCTGGGCCTGCCTCCGCTGCTCCTGCCACCAGAGCGCCGCCCCCAGGCGGACTGCCCGGTGCTGCTCCGATGACTCCAGGTGGATCAGCGGGTCCATATGAAAGGTGGCCCCCACCACGGCGGCCTCCTGTACTAGCGGGTGCTCCTGGTACCACTCCGCTAGTTTTCCGTAGGGTCCTCTACCTGGTCGGCAGCGTCACCCCAGCCGGACGCATTGATGAGCGCGGCACCCAGGGCCAGCACCCCGGAGTCCCCCGCAAACTTGCGCAGCACCTGGACGGAGTCCCGGCGCAGGTCCGGGTACACGTCCAGCCACGCCAGGCTGGTCAGGGTCAGCGCGTCCCCGTCCTCATCCAGGACCTGCTCCAGGGTGCCGTCCTCCCCCTGGTGGTACACGCCGGTGGACTGCTCCACCAGCATGAGCGCGGACTGACGGACGGCGTCCACGGTGCGTGCCTTGCCCTTGCCCCGGGATGACCGCTGCTCCCAGCCACGAATCTGCTGCTGGCTGATGGTGCTGCTGAATTCCAGGACCCAGCCCGGGCGGAGCGCCACGCGCAGCTTGATCTGGTCGTCCAGCGCCTCCGTGGCCTCCTGCTGCAGCAGCCCCAGCAGGCCCCCGGTGCCGGGGCTGGTCCGCTCCCGGGCAGGCTCCTGGTACTGCTCTGCGGGCTCCGGCTGGTAATCCACCGGCTCCCCGAATGTGCGCTCCTGATCCACCATGACGGTGTCCTTTCACTCGACGTGCTCCGGGACAGCCGCCCCGGCATGCCTCCAGTATTGCCCGCAGCCCGGACACAGGTGTGGGACGGGTGCGGTGTCAGGCCGTCGAAACCTCACACCCCACCCGCCCCACGGTCTGGGCGGTCAGCCGGTTAGGCCGGACCAGTGGTGGCCCACGTCAGGGTCACCTCTGCAGGGTCAGAGCTGGAGGCGTCCGTCTCCACCTCCGTGTACCCCTTGAGCAGGCAGCCCGGGAACACGGTGGGCTTGCCTACCGCCACCATGTTGGGGTCCGTTGCCTGCTGGCTGATGGTGCGCGTGGTCTTGGCGACTCCGCGCTTGAGCGGGGCCAGCCAGGATGCGTCAGCCACCGGGTCCACGGTACGGGTCACCGAAATGTCCTCATACTCCGGGACGCCGCCCAGCATGTCCGGCTTTTCGGCCCCGCCGTCGTAGTCCAGGGTGACGTCCGCCTCTGCGCCGCCACCGCTGAACACGCGCCACGTGCCCGGGATGCCCTCAATGCGGACGATGTAATGCCGCTTGGATGCCTTGGTCATGTCACTAACCTCCTAGTTACAGGACCGCGCCCAGCGCGACCTTGACGATTTCTGCCTGGATGAGCTGGGCGGTGGGAGACAGGCGCACGGCCACCAGCACGTGCAGCTCATTCCGCGCCAGGGACTCCAGGGTGTTGACGCTGGAGTCCACGGTGACCCGGTACCCGGGGTCCACCACGTCACCCGCCTCATTGACCCTGGCGAACAGGCCACCGGCGTCCCCCACGGGGGCCAGCACACCTGACACGTCAGCCTCCACGGCGGACTGCAGGTACCCGCGCCCGTCGATGGTGGCGAATACGTACGGCTCCAGCACCCGCTTGACCTCCAGCGTGATGCTGTTCAGCGTGTCCCGGGCGGACAGCTGCCCCAGATTCTCCACGTCGGCGGACAGCGACTGCCACCCGTACAGGCGGGGCACGCCGTAGATGGTGGCAATGCCGTTCACGCGGTGACCCGCGAGCGCGTCATTGACCTCCACGGAGACGGACGGGCTGGTGTCCACTGCCCACTCCGTGGTGGACAGCTGGCCCGCCGGGGCACGCCAGTACCCGGTGGCCACGTGGGCCCGGGCGCGGACGGCAGCCACGTACGCGGTGGGGTCCACCAGCAGGCGGCGGGTACCGTCCGGCACCACCACCCACGGCCAGAACAGGCCCGCGTGGTCCCCATTCTCCATGCCAGTGAGCTGGTCCCCCAGGGCCTCCGCCTGCCCCTGCGTGGCGGTGGAGGTGGTGGAGAGCAGCGCGATCTGACGATGAGCGACGGCGACCGGCACCAGCACGGGGGCCACCACGTCCGCCGGGAATCCCGGAATGGCGACGGCACCACCGGCGGCGTACTCTCCGCCGTTAGCCAGCGCGGTGGCGATCAGAGCCACGGTCACGGCGCTCCGGTCATCGGAGCCACCGGCCAGGGTGAACGTGCCCACGGCGGGCTTGTTGTTGGGCGCGGGGGTGGCTGCACCCAGGGACCGCACCTTGACGTACGGGGACCCCTGGGCGGCGGTCACGGCGTCCGTGACGTTGGACAGCCCGGACCACGCCTGGATGCGCTGACCGCCCTGCAGGACCTCCAGGGTGAACGTGCCAGCCTGGTCCGTGACGCGCACGGACAGGGTGGTGGGGCCCGGCTCCGTGGCCTCCACGGTGATGGTGTCCAGCGGGGTGGCCGCGCGGTCCTTGATGGTGACGGAGCCACCGGCAGCGCCGGGGCCCACCACGCGGGTCACGACCAGCTCACCGCCGCCTTCCTCAAAGAACAGGCGGGCAGCGTCATACATGGGCGCGGCGTAGGCCGTGCGTGCCCCGTACGTGGCCGCGTACTGCGCCAGGGAACGGACCACGGTGGAGGTGCCCACGGGCCCCCCGGCGGTCACTCCGGCGATCTGGAAACGCCCGGATGCGGTGCCGGGATTCGACCGGCCCGCCTGGACGCTGGTGGTGGCGTTGACGCCAATGCGCGTGACCATGCTCTAGTCCTTATCTCGCTTGGCCCGTGCGGGCTTGTCATCGGTCTGGGTGTCTGGCACATGGGTGAGGGCACCCTGGTCCAGCAGCGTGGAGACGCGAGCGGTGACCTCCACCCGGGTGGACTCACCCGGGTACAGGACATGGCCCTCATCGTCCAGCACTACCGGGGTGGCCCCGCCGTTGTGTACCTGGCTCTGCGTGCTCATGGGTCCAGCGTCCGCCACTGACCCGCTGCTGTGTGGGACGGTCCGGCGTGTCACTCCGGCTCCCCCTCCATGGCCGGGTGGATGGTGGACAGCACCTGGTCCACCTGGCCCACCACGGTGGTCTTGCCCACGGTGGGCTGCCCAGCCCACGCGGCGTCCGTCCACAGGCGCTCATGGGCCTGCACATTGAATTCCACCCAGCCGCCCCCCAGCCAGCCGGTCCCCTCGCGCAGCTGCTGCGGGTCCGTGTACGCCTCCCGCAGGCGGTCCAGCATGACCTCACCCCAGTTGCCACTGTTCACGCTCCCCAGGGTGCGGCCAGCGATCAGCGCCGCCCGGACCGCCAGGACGTACCGCTGCACCGCCAGCTCCGTCAGGGAGTAGCTGTCCCCCCTGGCGTACACCTGGACGGACGCCCGGTACTGCATGACCAGCTCATCCCAGGACCCGCTGCCCGCCTCCTGGCGGTTAGTGGCCCGCCCGTCCGTGGCCTCCAGCACCACCATGAGCGCCGGGAATTTCTCCACGCTGGCGAATGGCTGCGGGGTGGTGAACATGGATGCCGGGTCCACGTCCGGCAGCGCGTCCTCCGTGACGCCGCGCAGCGTCCGCTGGCGCTCCAGGTGCAGGGGCAGGCGTGCCCTCAGCAGGCGGATGACGCCCCGGGACACGCCCTCAGCGCCCAGCATCTCGTCTGGTGGTGTGGCCACGTCAGGCTCCCGTCCCCTCTACGATGAATCGCTGCATGATCTTGACCAGCCGCCGATTGTCCTCCCGGGACAGCGGGCCCACCATGGGGCGGGCGGGCAGGCCGTCACCGCGCTGGTGATACCCGGCGTACGGCACGTCCGTGCCCACCGTGAATCCACGGTCATGGGGCTCATAGATGCCACCCGTAGGGGTGGTCATGCTGTCCCGCAGGTCCCCGTCATAGACCAGGATGGGGGCACCGGGGCGGGCCCGTGCTTTCTGCTCCGCGTAGCGCGGTGACAGCGCCGCCCACGGTGCCCCGTCCAGGCCCTGCTGTGCGAACCTGCGCCCAAATACCTGGGTGCGCACGTCCTGGGCCATGAGCGCGAATGCCGGGTACATGCTGGCCATGTTCTGGCGGAACCTGTCCAGGCGCAGCGTCACGTCCTCCAGGCCCTCCGCCCGGAATACCAGCCCTACCATATCGCGGGGCCCCCTGGCAGATAGTCACGGACGGAGACGGGCGGAAAGAATCCCACCGCCCCGCCCTGCGGCAGCTGCAGCCCGCCCTCCCCACCGGGACGGACACGGTCCGCAATCGCGGCCATGGCGTCCAGCGCGGACTGATACCGGGCCCACAGCACCTGGCCGTAGCTGGCCTGGTCATTGACCCCAGAGCGCGCCGGGAATGCGGCGTCCACCAGGTACGCCGCCGCCCCATTCTTGACGGCGTCAGCGGCCAGCGTGTCCAGGCCCTCCTGGACCTCCGGCACGTCCACCCCCAGGCTGATCCGATGAGCCTGCACGCGGCTGGCCACGTCCTTGACCCAGCCCTCCACCTGCACCTCACGGATGCCCCGCTGCGTGCCCACGCCGTACTCCGGGTCCGGTACGGGCGTGGTGCTGTCAGCAGGCACCACAGTGACGTGGGGGGCCAGCGCCAGTACGTCCTGGACACTGACCCCCCACTGGGCGCTGTAGTCAGCCACCGTCACTCCAGCGCGCGCAGCCCACCCAGGGCCACGCCACGCTCCAGCTCATCCACGGTGACGCGGATGACCTGGCCACGGCGAGCAGTGACCCGGCCCTGCTCGCCCCGGTTCACCCGGTAGAAATTGAACAGGACCTGGGCCCGCTGGCGACCGCCACCGTCCACGTCCTCATCCTCCGGGCCCGGCTCCGGCAGGGGCCCGTCCATGGGGCCCGGGTACGCCGGGGTGCCGTCCTTGATGACGGGGTCCGTGCTGCCCGCAGGGGTGACCGCCGCGAGCTGCGCCAGGCGCAGCCGGGTGGCGTCCCCACCACGGGCGGCGGCGTGAGCCTCCAGGACAGCATCCCGGGGGGTGTCCGCAGCGGGCACCGCCTGGGCGGTGGTCCCGTCAGGGGCCACCCCATCCACGGACGGAGCAGTGCCCGTCCGCTTGCTGTTCTTGGCCTCCGCCACGGTCACACCCCCTTGATGATGAGCGCGCTCTGGGGCTCATCGATGATGGGCATGCCGCGCCGGGACCCGATGACCACGTCACGCTCACGGGTGCCCTGGCGGACCACCGACAGCGTGAACGGCTTTTCGGTGATGTTGACCCCGGTCATGCCGGTCTGCAGGATGATTGCCTCATCCGCAGGCAGGTACTCATTCACCACCCAGTTCATGCCCAGCCAGCCGGACAGCCCGCGCGAGTACAGCGGATTCAGGTTGACATTCTCCCGGGGGGCCAGGTTCTGCAGCTCATCCAGCAGCAGCAGGTCCGTCTCCGTCTCCGGGCTGATGAGCACCGTGTCCGGGTTGTATCCCAGCTGGGTGCGCCGAATCTGCGCGACCGCCTCACGCACGTCCGTGCGCATGGCCTTGGCCGTGGTCCAGGTGGCGGTGGAGCTGGTCTGCTGCACGGCACCACGGAACGCGGTGAGGCAGCGGGCAGCGTCCTGGCGGAGCAGGGCATTGCGCACGCGCAGGTTGCCCTTGGCGATGACGTCAGTGTTGTTCCGCTCGCGCGCCTCATCGGTGACGATGTAGCCACCGCCGGTCTTTTGGGCGGTAGCCACCCGATTCTCGCCCTCTGAGAAGTCGATCATCGGGAACTCAGCGCCCGGCTCCACGTACTGCACGTCACCCTTGGTGGGGTAGGCGTCCTCAGTGCGCGCGACGTTGTAGACGACGGCACCGGAGTCCGTGGTGCCCTGCCGGAACAGCAGCTCAGACAGGAACACGCGGTTGTCCGGCACGATGCGCTTGGCCAGGAACGTGGGATTCTTGAGCAGGGAGTCCACGGTGAGCAGACGCCCGCTGGCGACAGGTGCGCCGCCCGGGTAGGTGATGGTCATTGCAAGCTCCTTAGATGCTCAGGGCCACGACGGCGTCAGTGTTGTTGGCGGCGTCAGCGTGAGCGAATCCCACACGGATGCCAGTGGTCAGCGGCACGACCTTGCCACCGGCACCGGCCTGCACCGGGCCGGGGGTGATAGCAGCACCGGCGGTGATGCCGGGCACGCCACGCCGGAGCACGGTGACCCGCTCCCCCGCCGCGACGGACCAGGCGGCCACGCCGTACGCCGGGTCCCCGGCGGCGCAGGTGGTCACAGTCGGCAGCTGGCCGGAGCCACCCGCCGCGAGCTTGACCAGGGTCTTGCCCGTGATCGCACCGGATGCGGTGCAGGTGACCGCGCTGGAGTCAGACAGGTACTCATGGACCTGGTCAGGATTTCCGTACATGATGCGCCCCCTTACAGGCCCATGGCGTCAGCCTGAGCGGCCCACGCCTTTTCCATTTCAGTGTTGTCCGGGGCGGCGGTGCCGTCACCCAGCTCCACGGTGGCCACCCGCTGCGGCAGAGCCGACAGCAGCGCG